TAAAAATACTACTTATGATCTTTGGTGTATCATTTGGGGTTACAGCACTTTTTGGCCTATAATCTGACTATGGCTACAACAAAAGAAACACTGGCAAAAGTAGAAAGCCAAGTTGTTAATATAGAAAAAAGGCTAGACAAAGGCGATACTAAGTTCGATGCAATGGACGCAAAGTATACTAAATATATAGTTGGTCTTTACGTACTTATCATAGGCATGAGTGGCGTAGACCGAATCTTTTCCTAGGAGGGGACATGAACATAGAGCAATGTAAAGCAGAGATAAAACGTCATGAAGGTGAGGTTTTAGAAATATATGAAGACAGTTTAGGGTATAAAACCCTTGGTATAGGGCATCTTTGCAAACCAGAAGACCCTGAATATGATTGGGAAGTAGGTACTAAAGTATCACAAGAAGTAGTAGATATGTACTATGAAGATGATTTTAACAAACACCTAGCAGAAGCTATACACGTGCTTGGTAGTGATGAGGCTTTTTATAATTTGCCCGAAAACATACAACATGTGCTTGTTAATATGTGTTTTAATCTAGGGGCTAATAGGCTTTCCAAATTTAAAAACATGTTATTAGCTTGTAGAGAACATAACTGGGAACAAATGGCTGCTGAAATGGAGAACAGCAGATGGTATTCACAAGTAGGAAGAAGGAGTCGAGAACTACAAGCATCAGTATTAGACACTAATGGCGACGATTAATTTAAAGTTATTTGGTGGTATGGCACCTCGTGTCTCAGCCAGATTATTACAAGATCAACTTGCACAAAATGCTACAGACGTAAATTTAGAAAGTGGTAATTTAAAAGGTTTTAAAACAGATTCAGTTACTAACCCAAAATCAGGTACAACTACCTTAGCTAGTTCTAGTAAAAAAACTATATTTAAATACACAGACGACCCTGAGCGTTGGCTACAGTTTGATGAAGATGTAGATGTCCATAAAGGTCCTATTCCAGGTGATTCTAACGATACTATATATTGGACAGGGCAAGCTTTTCCTAAAATGGCTAGGTCTTCAGATGCTATAGGGGGTAGTGTTTATCCTAATTCTGGATTTAGATTAGGTATACCGGCCCCAACAGCTGCTCCAACTGTAGCGCCTGTTGCTACAAGGTCTTTTGACGGTATCATAAATTTTGTAAACGAAAGTTCTACCATTACGGTTACAACTAAAACTAGTGGTAGTAATGCTGATCACTCTGCTAGCATTGGAGAATATATAAAGCTAGAAGGTTTTGTTACAACTGCAGGAGTATCTGCAGACGATATAAATGGTACTTATAAAATAAAAACTATACCTACTACTAGTAGTCTTACTATAGAGTTATCTGCCGCAGCGACCAGCACAGCCACCAGTGCTAGTGTAGCCGGTGGAGCAAAGTTTGGTGATAACTCTGATGCAGAAATAGACTTTGACACTTCTTACGTATACACCTTTGTATCTGCATATGGAGAAGAAGGCCCTCCTTCACCAGCTTCAGATGTGATTATTACCGATAACAACATGACGGTAGATATAACACAGATGGAAACTACCAGTGCTAAATCAAATGTAAACCTTGGTACGGGAGCTGTAAAGCGTATATATAGATCAAACACAGGTTCTAATACTACTGCATTTCAATTTGTAGGAGAAGTAGCCATGTCTGCAACAACTTTTGTAGATTCTAAAAAGAACAATGAGTTAGCAGAACTTATACCAAGTACGTTTCATATAGCACCACCAGATGATAACGCCTCCTTGTATCCTGAGGGGCCAATGAAAGGATTAACTTCCTTGCCTAATGGCGTATTCGCTGGTTTTACTGGCAAGCGTGTGTGTTTTTCAGAACCTTTTTTACCGCACGCTTGGCCTGCTTCTTATAGAATTCCTTTAGATGAAGAAGTGGTAGGGCTTGAAGCTGTACCACAAGGTGTTATAGCAACTACCAAAGGCACACCATACTTACTTATTGGGTCTTCCTCAGAAGCTATGACTGCTGTAAGAATAGAAAGTGGGCAAGCCTGCCTTAGCAAACGTTCTATGGTTGATATGGGGCCTGCAGTTATATACGCTAGTCCAGATGGTTTAGTTTCTCTAACTGCACAGGGCATACAAAACTTAACAGAAGGTTTAATAACCCCAGAACAATGGCAAGATACATATTATCCAAATACTATTATTGCAGGTCAATGGGAAGGTAGATACATAGGTTTCTTTGACAGAGGTAGTGGGTCTCCACAGTATGGAGGTTTTATATTTGATGCTAGGCAAGGTACTAATGCTTTAGTCAACTTAGATGCAGATGCAGAAGTGCGTGGTGTTTTTACAGACCCAGATGACAACCAATTCTATAAAATAATTGGCAACCAAATTAAAAAGTTTCAAGGTGGGGGATCGAGTTTAACTTACAACTGGAAGTCAAAAGAATTTGTTATGCCTAAAATATTGGGTATGTCGTTTTTATCTGTTCGTGCAGAGACGTATCCTGTAACTGTAAAAGTGTACGGAGATGGTAGCATTATTTACAATGCTACTATATCTACAAGTGGTAGTGTTTATAGTGTTACGGGTACTACTCCTAGTTTCAGTGCTACAGCTATACCAGAACCAATAGTTAGATTGCCTGCAAGTATGCACAACACCTACGCAGTAGAAATAGAAAGTTCAAATGTTGTGCATGAGGTAGCTATAGGGGATAACCTAGATGAATTAAGGGCTAGCTGATGGCAGAAAAAGGCACTAAAGTACCAGCTATACAAAACATACCGCCGGATACTCCGTTAGAACTAAAACGACATTTAGAAAATATAAAAGAAGCTACAGAGATTAGACTAGGCCGACGTGGTGATCCGTTAGATAGAGCAGTAACTTTAAGAGAACTAGAAGATTCTAAGATAATAAAAGTATCAAACAGCGCTGTTGGTGCGACGGGAGGTATATCCCCGCCTGATGACCCACCACCAGATGATCTTACAACCCCTCCTGCTCCAACTACTCTAACAGCTTCTGGAGCTTTTACTAATATCATACTCAAGTGGAATTTACCTTCCTATGGTAATCATGCCTTTACAGAAATCTGGAGATCACAAGCTAACGCTCTTGGAGGTGCAGAACTTATATCCACTGCGGGCGGTCAAATATACACAGATGATGTTGGATACAACGAAACTTATTTTTATTGGGTGCGATTTGTAAGCGTTGAAAATGTGGCTGGGCCGTGGAATGATACTGAAGGTACGTCTGCAACTACTGCAGTGGATATAGGCTCAGTTATGCAAAGCCTTAGTGAAAACCTAAGCAATTTGCCTGGGTATAGCACGTTAACAAATTTAATAAATTCTGCAAATGCTGAAGGTGCGGAAGCTGCTAGAGTAATTAAAAGCAGTAGTGCGCCTACTACAAGAGCAGATGGTTCTGCTATACAGGCAAATGATTTATGGTATGACACTGACGATGGCCAAGTGCACACACGTAACGGTGCTAATAATGCTTGGGTAGCGGCTAGAGATGCTACGTTAGTTAACTTGTTTGGTAGCACTAGTTTTACTGGTAGTACTTTAAGTGCTGCTATGGCTACAGCACAAAGTGATGTAGTTACTTTAACTTCTGCTAATGCATCTAGAGTCAGTGAAATTACTAACCTAACTTCCAAGGTAGACACAAAAAACAAAACTTTTATACAAACTAGTCAGCCTGCAAATAATACTGCTAATGATTTAAAAACAGGCGACCTTTGGGTTGACAGTGATGATGGCAATAAAATGTATCGTTGGAATGGAAGTGCATGGGTATCTATCCAAGATACTTCTATAGGAACAGCAATAGCGAACGCAGCTACAGCACAATCAACAGCAGATGGTAAGATTGACAGTTTCTACCAAGATGATGCTCCAGGCTCTGCAAGTGAAGGTGATATCTGGTTTGACACTAATGATGGTAACAAAGTCTATACTCGACGTTCCGGTTCTTGGGTTGCAACACAAGATTCAGCAATTGCTCAAGCGTTATCAGATGCTGCCGATGCAGATGCAAAAGCAGATGGTAAAGTAACAACGTTTGTAGGAACTTCGGCGCCAACTGCAACAGCTATTGGCGATCTTTGGATAGATACAGACGATAATAATAAGTTATATAGAGCAACCGCAGTCGGTAGCAGTAATTGGGTCGCTGTCCGAGATACTGCAAACGACGGTAAAACAACAGTATTTACACAAGCCTCCCAACCTACCGCAAACAACACGGGTGACATTTGGTTTGACACCGATGACAGCAACAAACAATACAGGTGGGATGGTAGCGCCTGGGTGCTTGTGCGAGACGTAACTACCCAAGCAGCAGTTACTACCGAGGCTACAGCTAGAACAAGTGGTGACGCGGCTAATGCTAGTTTAATTACTAATTTAGAAGCAAAAGTAGATGTAAAGAATCAAACTTTTGTGCAGACATCAGCCCCTACTGCTGTAGCTACAGGTGACCTTTGGATAGATTCTGATGATAACAACAAACTATATAGGTGGAATGGTAGCGCCTGGGTTGTAATAAGAGATACTGCAAATGATGGCAAAGCTACTATATTTACACAAGATGATGTACCAACTAGTGGTGTAAAAGAAGGTGACCTTTGGTTTGATACTAACGATAGCAACAAACAGTATCGTGCAATGGCAGATGGTTCGGATCAAGTTACATCCGGAGAATGGGAAGAAGTAAGGGACATAACTACTCAAGCAGCTGTTAATACAGAAGCTACAGCTAGGGCAAATGCAGACTCGGCTTTATCCCAAACAATTACTAACTTAAATGCAGAAGTAGACCTTAAAACTCAAACTTTTATACAAACATCAGCTCCTACAGCTATTGCAGTAGGCGATTTATGGATTGATTCTGATGATAACAATAAACTATACAGGGCTAGCGCTACAGGGAATTCTAATTGGGTAGCCGTAAGAGATACAGCTAATGATAATTATCCTAGAGTTTTTACACAGACTGCCCAGCCTACTGCTATTAATACCGGAGACATTTGGTTTGATACAGACAGCAGTCCTGCTAATAAACAATACAGATGGGATGGTAGCAGTTGGGTAGAAGTACGTGATGTAACTACAAATGCAGCCCTAACTACTGAAGCTACAACTAGAGCATCTGCAGACTCTGCTAATGCTACTGCAATTTCGGACTTGAGTACTATAGTAAACGCTAAAACCCAAACTTTTGTACAAAACAATGCACCTACCGCAGTAGCTACTGGCGATCTTTGGGTAGATTCTAATGATGAAAATAAACTATACAGATGGAACGGCAGTGCCTGGGTCGCTGTCCGAGACACAGCAAACGATGGTAAGACAACT